ATAAAAGAACATAACAGTAATCTCTTAATAGGATTTGTCGTATGCATCCGAACTATCTTGGCCTTCAGATTGATTGGCCCCTCTTCATTAAAATGCCCCTTACTGCCGACAACAAGAACTGGAAGAAGGGTGAACATTTTAACTGGCTAGAACGTAGTATTGACGAAAAGGTTGTCGCTACACTCTATGCCTCAGGTTACGTCTACCATAATAAAGACCTTGAGATTCAGACTAAGGTTGGAGATCGTCTGTCCGAAATGAATATTGGACAACTGGACTCCCTAGTCAACTTGATTAATGCTGAGGTTAAAAGTCGAACCTCTAGCACGACAGAGTACGAAAACAAGAAGTGTAAGAAATCTAAGATTGCTGATAAACAACGTGGTCTTATTCGTCGCTTCCTGAACGCTAATCGTTGGATTAACGAAGACTTCTACACCATGCGAGATAAAATCCTTGGTGATGCTGCTTAAACTGTAAAAGGATGCCCACATGGCTTGGTCTTATTCTCCTTCTGACCTTGATACTTCCACTGCCTCTGGGCGTCTAAATACTGTGCGTCTTCTGGTGGGTGATACTGACACTCTCGACCAACAAACACAGAATGAAGAAATTACCTTTGCTCTTAGTGAGAATGGTAATAACGTCTACTACGCTGCCGCTTGGATTGCTAGGGCTATCTCTTCTAAATACTCCCGTAGGGTAACGACACAACTTGATGGTGCCCTCAGTGCCAACTACAGTGACCTTGCTAAACAGTATAAGGTTCTGGCTGATGACCTTGAGTATCAGGGCAAGACTTCAGGTGCTGTGATTGGTATCCTAGCTGGTGGTATCACTAAGTCTCAGATCGAATCTGTTAGGGCTAACACTAACCGTATTGAAGGTTCTTTCCGTAGAGATCGCTTCCGTAATCCCCCAAGTTATCAGACACCAGAGTATGAATGAAGAAAGGGAGTAGATTATGTCGTTCCGCTCCTATGACCTTCTTGCCCTAGTCAGAGACTTTGGTGAGCCACTGACTCTGCGTAAACTTACTACTAATGGGACTTACAACCCAGCTACAGGTGCTGTCTCAGGGTCTGCTACTACTGACTATAGCTTCACAGGTTACTTCTACAACTATGATGTAATGAGTGTAGACCAAGTCCGTAAGGGTACTCGTAAGTGTGTTATCCCTGCCCTTAATTTTACTGTAGAGCCTGACGACGAAGACATTATTGTGGGTAATGGAGATACTGTTACTATCAAGTCTGTGACGACAATCTTCTCTGATGGGGCACCAGTCTGTTACCTCTGCCATGTGGAGGAATGACATATGCAGGTTACAGTTGCTAAGTCGTTCTTCAAGAAAATGGACCTACTGAAAGAAAAGACTGAACAGGCAGTAAAGACAAAAGCCTCTGAGGTTGTATCTGACGCTGTTGATTTGTCGCCTGTTGACACTGGTGCATTCGTAGAGAGTTGGCAGATTAATCCTCGTGGGGAAAGAACCAGACGCTCTAGAAGCCCTGCTGGCAGGCCCCGTCTCAGTGAGGCTGGTAGGCAAGCTAAGAGAGAAGAAGAACGGGCTAGGCTTATGGATAGGGTCGCCTCTTTTGACTTTGAACAACTTAGTGGTTTTACCGTCACCAATACGGCCCCTCACATTGGTAGTATCAACCAGAACAACAACCTTAAGACTGGGTTAAGTCCAAGTGAAATTCAGGCTGTTCTAAAAGATAGGCATAGGTAATGGCTTCAATATACGACAATATCCGTGCAGCCTTTGAGGTTAAACTTAACTCTGTTACTGACGTACCTTCTATCGCTTGGGAGAACCTTAGCTTTAGTCCTACCACTGGTCAAGCCTACGTTAAACCCCGTCTTATTCCTACCCGTAGGGAACCTGCTGTTCGTGGTCTTAACCCTCAGATGTACTATCAAGGTATATTCAGAATTGAGTGTTATGTCCCAGAGGGTAATGGTCCCGCCGCTGCTGATGACCTTGCTGATAAGATCATTGAGGCTTTCGAGGCTACTACTGACGTGAGTTATAGTGGCACAATCGTTTCCATCCGTTATGCTGAACGAGAGCAAGGTGAACTGGATGGCCCATTCTTTATGATCCCAGTCAACATCGGCTGGTACATCTATTCTTAGGAGATAATCTAAATGGCTTTTGCACAAGGCTCCCGTTCCAGTCTGTCGCGTATTACTGAAGTTACCTTCGGTACTACTCCTGCTGGCGACTTCATTAACCTTCCTTTCAGCACTCACTCGCTGAACCTGACTAAAGACCGTGTTGCTGGTAACGACATCCAAGCTGACCGTATGCCCCGTGTTGACCGTCATGGTAACCGTCAAGTGTCTGGTGATATTGTCGTTGACCTCCGTGATGGTGACTACGATGACCTGCTTGAGTCGGCTATGCTCAACACTTGGTCTACCAATGTCCTGAAGGTAGGCACCACGCCTAAGTTCTTCTCTGTTGAAGACTATGCTGCTGACATCGACCAAGCCCGTCTGTTCACTGGTATGGCTGTGTCTACGATGGGTGTCTCTCTTGCCCCTAACCAGATGGTGACGACCACCTTCGGTATGGTTGGTAAAGATATGACCATCAGTGGCACACAGAAGACCCAGACTGCTGCTTCTGGTGCTGCACCCTTCGATAGCTACTCAGGTGACATTGCTATCGGTAACGTGGCTTCTAGTTCTGCTGTGGCTATCGTGACTGGTCTGGACTTCACCCTGACTAACTCTTTCGCACCCACCTTTGTGATTGGTGATGATAGTGCGCCTAGCCTTGAGTATGGTCGTGCTGACATTGAAGGTACGCTGACTGCTTACTTTGAAGATGCAAGCCTGATTAACCGCTTCCTGAATGAAACTGAGAGCGAACTTGAAGTGTCTGTGAATGACCCCACTGGCCTTAACGCTTACACCTTCCTGTTCCCCCGTATCAAAATCAACTCTGCTGATGTTGGTGTCGATGGTCCGACTAGCCGGATTATCAACATGTCTTTTGTCGCTCTGTATGATGCAATTGAAGGCACCAACCTGTCGATCACTCGGCCAGCATAATAATCCTAGCTAGGATAGGGGAGGGTCGGTGTCGGGTCTGGCTCTCCCCACTTACTGTTTACGATAAAATCCCGACTAAAACACAATCAAACCCGTACAATTTACCGAATAGGATAACCCGATGGACCTTCTTGACCTTACGCCCAAATCTGATGAAATTGTTGTAGTCATTAAACATCCCGCCACTGGAGACACGCTCCAGAATAATGATGGTACTGACATGACTATTACTATTTGCGCCCCACACTCTAAAGACTATAAAAAAGTTCTGCATGAAATTACCAATAAGCGTCTTAAAAAGATGCAATCTAAAGGTAAAAATGATGTTACAGCAGAAGAACTTGAGGAGGGTTCTCTTGAGGTTCTCGCTAAGACTACAAGAGCGTGGAATATCACTTATGACGGAGAGTCTCCTAAACTTACTGTAACTAAGGCTAAAGAGGTTTACGAGCGTGTGTTCTGGATTCGTTCTCAAATCGAGGGAGCTATCGAAGACTCTCTGGATTTTATGAAAGCCTAACTTGTCAGTTATGTGAATGGGCTGAACATCAGTTCAAGCTCAACAAACCTGATAAGGATGGCGTCACAGAACGAGAACACTTAGAGCAGGTAGAGAGGCAGACTGGACGTAGGCTTGAAGCACTGGAACCCCCGACACCCTTTCCAATGCTACTTGAACACGTTTGGTCTGCCTTTATTACGTTAAGCAACACTAGAACTGCTGGGTTTTCTGGCCCTAACCCGATTACCTACGAACAAATAAAAGCGTGGAAAGAATTGACTGATACACCAATGGACCCTTGGGAAATACAAGCTGTCGTTCAATTGGATCGTGTCTACATGGGGGTAGCCAATGGCTGACATTACACTTACGGTTGACGTATCCAGTTTAGCAGACGCAAGAAAGAAGTTGAATGACTTCCAAAAGGCGACAAGTAATTTAACCGTCAACCAGTTGGCTAGTGGGATTAAATCTCTACAGGGTAATATCAAACAGCTTGTTGATGCCCAGCGTGACGGCACTATTGGTTCTAACGCTTATAATAAAGGGCTTCTTGAACTTAAGCGGGCCTATGAGGCTCTTGGTTATTCTAGTCAAAAAGCAACTGCGAAAGTCCGCGCTTACGCCCAGCAACTAAAAGATCAAGCTGCTGCTAGAGAAGCTGCTAAAGCAGCGGAAGAAGCTGCCGCAGCAACTAAAAGGTTGGCTGACAGACAACAAGAACTCCGCATGAGGTTTCAGCAAGGGTATGCTGCCTTTAGTCGGGCGCGTTCTCAGTTGCGTGATCTTCGGGAAGCACTTCGTAGCAACATTATTACTACCGAGCAGTATAGGGCTGCGGTT